ATGAGATTGAGATTTATGAGAAACGGCTTGAGTCACTCATCATGCAGAAAGATGCAATGATTGATGGGTGGTTGAAGCCGATTGGTGATATTTCTGGGATCGACTATTCTAAGCCGAGAGTCCAGGAGAATCATTGCAAACTGGATATGGAAGAGGAGTTGCCACATATCAAAGCACTGGAGAAGGATATTGAAAAGTACCAGATGCTACTTGAGAAAGTCAAGAGTTGCCGACAGGCGATTGAGGATCAGATTAGTAAGATGACAGGAATTGAATATAAAATTTTATATAAAAAGTTTATTGAGGGCAAAAAACTAAAAAAAGTTGCAGAAGAATTAAATTATAGTTATGGTTATATTAGGAATTTATATAGTGATTTGACAGGAGATGATTGAATGAATGCTGAGGAAATTATCCAGAAATGCAAATCATACGATAATGAAGATTTGCATTTCGAGTTGAAGCGATCTGACAAATTTTTAGATGAGAATGGAAAACTGAATAGCAAAGACTTAGTGAAGTTAATTGTTGGATTTGCTAATCGAGAAGGTGGCAGGATAATAATCGGAGTAAAAGATGATGGGAGTCCAGAAGGGTTGGATATATTTGATCGGTGCTCAAGAGGAAGTAAATCTGGAATAGATAAGTTCAAAGAAGCGATTATTAACATAAGTGATGCGAATATAAGTCCTAAAATTAATATTGAGGTAAATTATCATAAGGATCACGGATATGAGATTGTTGAAATAGTAATTCCACAAAAAGTCAATATTCCTCATGCTGTTGTAACTAGGAAGGGTAATGAGATTGATCATCGAAGTTACTATTTGAAAACTAGTCATTCTGTAAAACGTGTAACAGATACACAGCTTGATTGGCTCTTTTCAAAAGAAAATAGTGATGTAGAATACGAAGAGTTTGATATTAAAACAACTACCATTCATGATCTAAAAGAGATGCCAAGAACGGCCGATAATCTGGGTGATAGGTTCATAATACAACCAGAGATTATTACGCATCAGCTACCATGTTATTTAGACAAATTAACTGATGAAGCTAGGGAGAAGCTAGCAAAAGACAATCGTTATAAGTACAATTTGATAAGTGAGATTGTTATGTACTCGTTATTGCCAACATTAAGTTGGGGTAATAGGTCAGCTGGAAAAAAGAGAATTAAGGTTCCGAAACCGGATAGTAGTTTTTTGTTAACAGAAGCATTAGGCGAAGACAAAGAAAGTGTTTTCAAGGGCCCGTGGGCAACAATGATACTTCCTAAGACTTTGGAGGTTTCAATTAGAACTGAAAATGATCGTGTTATAGCGACTATTAAAAATGCATATGTATTCGTTGAGTTAGAAATACAATTTGTTGGTTGGAGAACTGGGCTTGATGAAATCAATCCATATGCAAGTATTATGAGACAAAGGCATGGAATTTCAGGTCAAAGTTTTCTATATGAGAATTACGAAACTTATAACTTTAAATTGAAATCTAAGATAAAAAGATTGTTTCCAGAAGTAATGACTAAAGAATATTATGATTCCTATGAATTTGCGAATCAAATGAACAATCAAATAAGAACTCGTTGGGATATAAACTATTTTATGAAGGAGTTTCCTCATTACAGGAAGTTATATGCTACTGAGTATAAAGTTGATGAGATATTGAGAGTCCTTTCAGAGATGAAGTGAAAAGTAAATTATATGACAATTGTCTGACAAAGATAAGGTAATTGAAGTGTTATTATGGTATTAAGGAGAATTGCCTAGAGAGGTTCTCTTTTTTGGTGGGGTGAATCATGAACTATGTCGAACCTATCCGTGATCCTGGGTTGATCAAGGATATACTGAACTATCTAAAATCGAATAATGATCGGAACTATCTGTTGTTCTGCACCGGGATCTACCAGGGGCTGCGGATCAGTGATATTCTGAAACTGAGATCAAGGGACGTCTATAACAAGACGTCCCTTAGTGTATGGGAACAAAAGACTGGGAAGAGATCCTTTGTTGAGATCAATCCGGTGCTGAAGAAAGAGTTCACCAGGTATATCCGGCAGCATGATCTGGATCCAGATGATTACCTATTCACTTCGCGTCAGGGTGTGAACAAACCGATCGGCAGGTCTATGGCCTATAAGGTGCTGCGGGATGTAGGCGAGATGTTCAACCTTGAAGCTGTTGGTACCCATACGCTGCGTAAGACATTCGGTTATCATTTCTACAAGCAGACTGGTGATGTGGCGACATTGATGTTGATCTTTAATCATAGCAGCCCATCGATCACGATGAGGTACATAGGAATCACCCAGGAAAGCATTAATAATAGCATGAAGAAGTTCAAGTATTTTTAGGGGATAATTCGCTCGATTTTGGGCGTTTTTTTATTTTTTTGAAATCCAGTTCACCATATTGCGAGAATGTGTAACTGTGTTTTTGAGAGGTGTCTCAAGTCCTGTAATTATCAATGGTTGAGGTGGGTTTAGCGAGTTAAACACAATATTAAGATATGTTTAACTCAAATGCATATTTTGGGGGTGTTTTTGCATGGCTAGGAAACCTCGTCATCCTTGTGGTCATCCAGGGTGTTTTAGGTTGGTCGAAGCGGGTGAGCGATACTGTGATGAGCACAGTGATTTGTATGAAGCAGAGCGTAATAAGTACAGGAAGAGATATGATCGAGCTCGTGGGAGTTCGGCCAAGCGTGGTTATGATCGCCAGTGGCGTGTGTACCGGTTGAGGTACTTGAGAAAGAACCCACTGTGTGTTAAATGCTTGGCTGAAGGGAAGTTTGTGCCGGCTACAGTAGTCGATCACATCATTCCTCACAAAGGAGATAAGAATCTCTTCTGGGATCCAGAGAATCACCAGTCAATGTGCGATAAATGCCATAACATAAAGACTGCTTCCGAGGACGGAGGCTTCGGCAACGAGGTCAAGAGGTAGGGGGTATCAGAAAGTTTTGGTCGTTTCTCGGAGACCGAGCGGGTGGTCTTTTTCACACACCCGCAAAAATTGATTAAGGGGGGGATTAAAGTGGGTGCCAAGGAAAAATTGGCTGATTCCAGCCATCGACCCAAGGAAAACAAGGAAAATGATGCCGGGTTAGTAGCAGATCTGAAAATGGTTACGGATCCTGAGCAGAAACCACCGACTTTTTTGAATCGGTATGGAAAGCAGCAGTGGAAGAAAGTTTTAGTTGAGCTGGTGACTGCCGGCCTGTTGGCAGAGATTGACTTGGGAACCCTGGAAGCGTACTGCAGCTGTTATGGAGATTGGCGGTTGGCACAGGCTGAACTGAAAAAGCATGGCCTGACCATGGAATACACCAACAAGCAGGGCCACACCAATACAATCAAGCGTCCTGAAGTGGATATTGTTCAGAAGAACCTGGTTCTGATGAAGCAGTATGGCGAACAATTGGGTCTTTCTGTGAAAGCACGACAGAAGCTTGGGATCAAGCGAAAGGCGCCGGCAAGGTCGAAGCTAGTTGATCTCATGAGCGAGCGTCAGGAAATTCTAAATGGTTCCTCAAACAGTTGATGTTGCGCTGCAGTACGCAGAAGATGTGGTCAAGGGGAAGGAAAAGGCATCGAAAAAAGTTAGGCTTGCTTGTGAAAGACATATTCGAGATCTGAAGAAAGCAAAGCGTAAGAGATATCCGTACTACTTCAACAAAAAATTGGCTCAATATTACATCGACTTCTTTGGATTGCTAAAGCATTCCAAGGGAGAGTGGGGCGGCAAGCCGGTGATTTTGGAACCATGGCAGCTGTTCATTGTAATCAGTCTGTTTGGTTGGTTGAAAAAAGGCGAGAACATCCGACGATTCAAGATGGCTTATATCTCGACAGCCAGGAAGAATGGCAAGTCGACATTTCTTTCTGGAATTGGTTTGGAATTGTTTGTTGCTGATGCAGAACCAGGGGTCGAGGTCTACACGGCCGCAACGAAACGTGATCAGGCGAAGATCACACATAACGAAGCGAAGAGGATGGTCAAGAAGTCTCCAGAACTACAGGAGTATCTCGATATCTTGCGTGATGTGATTCTCTTTGATGAAATCGACGGGACCTTTGTTCCATTGGGTGCCGATGCAGACACCATGGATGGTTTGAATATCCATGGGGCCATAATTGATGAGTTGCATGCTCATAAGTCTCGAGAACTTTGGGACGTGCTGGAGTCTGGTACCGGATCGCGAAGGCAGCCATTGATCGTGGCAATCACCACGGCCGGATTCAATGTAAATGGAATTTGCTATGAGATCTACAAGGATTGCGAAAACATCCTGGAAGGGATTTATGAGAATGATACTTGGTTTGCATTCATCGCGGAACTGGATGAAGGAGATGACTGGACAGATGAATCCGTGTGGATTAAAGCGAATCCGAATCTTGGTGTCAGCGCAAAGATCGAGAATATTCGAGATGCTTGCCTAACGGCCAAGCAGAGTGCCAGAAAGCAAAACAACTTCCTATGCAAGAGGATGAACATTTGGGTGAACCAAGCAACACGCTGGATTAACTTGCAGGATTGGCGGAAGAACAACAAAGAATTACCGGATCTGAGAGGCCGGCCATGCTATGGCGGCGTTGACCTTTCCTCAACTGGTGACCTGACAAGTGTTGCTCTGGAATTCCCACTGGATAATGGTGAATATGCTGTAATTAATCATTATTTTATTCCAGAAGATAAGGCGCTGGAGCATGAGAAAACAGACAAGGTGCCATACAAGCAATGGGCAAAAGAAGGTTACGTCACGCTGATTCCGGGAAATGTCATTGATTATGACTATGTGCAGGCATGGTTTGAGGAGATGGCGGAGATTTATGAGATCGTAGAGATAGCCTTTGATCCCTACAATGCCATGCAGTGGAATCTGTCCATGGCCAAAGAAGGTTTTACTATGGTTATGCTGAAGCAGACCTATAGCAATATGAGTCCTTCACTGAAGGATATTGAAAGAATCATACTGAAGTACCAGGTGGTCCATGGGAACAATCCGGTGCTGACATTCTGTATGAATAACGCGGTTACCAAGACGGGACCATCGGGCAACATCATGTTAGACAAGTCGAAAGCGACCAACCGTATTGACGGTGCGGTCGCTTTTGCGTGTAGTCATGCCAGGGCGATTATGCATGAGGAGATTTACAGAGCCAATGTATATGAGCATCGAGGCGTGCGAAGTGTTTAAAGGGGGTGAGAGGTATTGGGATTCGAAGTATCTTCAAAAACATTCGAAGTTCCTTGTTTGGATCTTCGACATTGGAAAAGCCATCGAGCTTTCTGACAACACTGTTTGGCGGAAATGCGACAGTGGCAGGGGTGAGAGTCAACCGGAGCACAGCTGTTCAGGTTTCAGCTGTATTTGCATGTACGCGGCTGATTTCAAACACCATTGCAGCGCTACCGTTGAACTACTACCAACGGGATTCGAAGGATGCCCGAGTCAAGCGGATCCAGCATGATCATCCGCTGCAGGTCTTGCTGCATGACATGGCCAATCCGGAATTGACAGCGTTCAAGTTCAGGCAGATCATGCAGACCAATATCATGATCGGCGGCATGGGCGTTGCTGAAGTGGTGAGGGGACCGGATGGCCGGCCAAAAGAATTGTGGCCGATACCCTACTGGGCCGTGAGGCGGG